GGTGTTATTCTATTCGTAGAACAAGCTCGTCCTCCATATTGTGGTTGTATACTAGCAGTAAACACTTCTGTAGAAGCGTATGTACCATCTGGTTGTAGAGTGCACTGACTTGGTTGATCATAAGTACCAGCACAATCCACTGGTTGACATGGTGTTATTCTATTCGTAGAACAAGCTCGTCCTCCATTTTGTGGTTGTATACTAGCAGTAAACACTTCTGTAGAAGCGTATGTACCATCTTTTTGTAGAGTGCATTGACTTGGTGGACCATAAGTACCATAACAATCCACTGGTTGACATTGTGTTATTCTATTCGTAGAACAAGCTCGTCCTCCATATTGTGGTTGTATACTAGCAGTAAACACTTCTGTAGAAGCGTATGTACCATCTGGTTGTAGAGTGCATTGACTTGGTGGACCATAAGTACCATAACAATCCACTGCTATTTGTGCAATTTGACATGAAACTCGTTGGGTAGTTTCAGTTTGTGCAGCTGTACAGGCTAATCCACCATTTGTTTCTGGGGTTACAGATCTCATCTGATTTTGGACTCCACCTACGCACTGACCAACGTTTTCCCATGCAGTTACAGAACAGTTTGTTGCGAAATTATTGCAACTCTCAGTTTTAGTAAGTTCAGTTGGACAAGCTCTTCCTCCATTAGAAGCTTGAGTATCAATTACTAGATCCTTGGTAATCAGGTGTGATATAGGGTCACAAACTGCTCGAGGTACATAACGATATGCGCAATCTATTATTGGTGGTGGAAGAATACACGGTCTCATTTCTACAGAATTGCAGTTGGTTGAGATATACCTTGTTTTAAAGGTACCATCGGGTTGTTGAGTGCATGTGCTCTGTACATCTTTGATAAAAGTGCATACTGGAACATCAGGGATTTTGTTTGCACCTGCAAACGAGAGATACCATATAACAGTTATTATACTTAGAAGAAACCATATAAATTTTCTATCCATATAGTATTGCGCAAGATTTAAAGTTATAAAATCCTATAAGAGTATAGAATGCAGATCTTTGTCAAGACACTCACTGGGAAGACGATTACTCTTGAGGTTGAGTCCACTGATACTATTGATAATGTCAAGTCCAAGATTCAGGACAAGGAGGGAATTCCACCTGATCAGCAGCGTCTGATTTTCGCTGGAAAGCAGCTTGAGGATGGTCGTACAATGGCAGACTACAATATCCAGAAAGAGTCGACTATACATCTTGTACTCAGACTTCGTGGTGGAGCTGTGGAGATTACAGAGATCCCACCACCTATTGATACCCGTCAAAACTCAGCACCAGTGAGCGTTGACACGCGTGGTCCACCACCACCTTCACCTCCCACACAGCCTCCACCACCTCCTCCTCCCATCACTCGGACACCACCTCCTCCTCCCATCACTCGGACACCATCTCTACCCACAGTTGAAGAGGAGGATTCAACGCCAATTGAGAAGGTTATTGAACCAGTGCCAAAGCCAGAGCCAGAGGCTGTACAGGAGACTAAGCCTGTAGAGACATATGAAGTCGAACCACCTAATGATATTATGTTGGCTATTGTCGCTGGTCTCCTTGCAGTCATAGTCACTTCTCCAACTATTCAGAACCCAATCAATAAAATGATACCAAATAAACCAATGAGCTATGCTGCTACAGTTGTTGTCGTAGCAGTACTCTTCATGGTTGCCAAAAAATTTGTAAATTAATCGCCAATAGTTCCATCACAAAATGGTTGTGCGGGTGTATGTTCATATATATGAAGAGACTTTGCTATTGCTTTGAGTTCATCTAAATTATCCCAAAATTTATTCGAGTGATCATATTCATCTACTGTATTATGCGCGAGTTCATGTAGAAATACATGCATTATATTATTTATAGGACCATTCATACATATATAGATCTCAAAACCCTTTCCAACATTATATCCAACACCATCCTTAGAAATTCCATTCATTCCTATCACTGTACATTCTTTATGCAGTACTGGGAATTCTCCAATTTCTATTAAATACTCTCTAAGGATAGTGTACCTATGCATCAATTCTTTCATTTTATCAGTTGGGTGTGTATTTATAAGCGCGGCGGAAAATATACCCCCAAGAAGATATGGTAACATACTACTATACACGTCGAAAAATAAACTTGGAGTAAATGTCAGTTATGAGACCTGTCCTCTGAGGTACCATATTGGTCCAAGACTCGAGCTCGAACCACTCTGAAGCCTCTTCGATCAGAAATTCCTTGTAACACAGCGGTTCTGGAATCGGGCCATTTGCATAGTACGGGCCATCAGTAAGATGTACTAGAATCATGTTTCCAACCTGGTGACATTTATTTGAATATGGTCCTCGTTGTATCGTATTACCGAGTGCATCTGACCAGTCTGTTGGAATCTTAGTAGCATCTGGTACAATACCAATGAAAACGCCACCAATTCTGGTACGTTCTGCAATTTGACGCAGCGAGGATTTCAGAATATCTGCTGATTTGAAAATGTATTGGAGTGAAAAGTTGTAACATATGACATCGAATAGCATCTTGGGTGCAAAGTGAACATCCCCCACAGCGAAAGTTGCCCATTCGTATCCGCACTCCTTTGCACGCTTCCTCGCCTCTTCTATCGAGGCTACATCTGGATCCATTCCCCAGACTCGGCAATCTTTCCACTTGTGCAGATCGCCTCCGCGCCCACAGCCAACATCGAGCACAAGAGATCCTCTGGGAACATTCTGCTGTATGAGTTTACGCTTCGCATCATTATGCATCTTTCGGAGGCTATCCATACTTAAAGAGTAAGTGTGTTTTGTTCTTAATATGGGTTCTCTTGATAGAACATATGTGACTCTACCTGGGCAGGCGTATGCACTGATTTCAATCGTTGGTCCTGAGCAGCCTCAGAAGCACGAGAAGCTGGCACTCAAGATTTACAGCGTGCATGGGAGTGTGGATGAGGCTAAGAATCATGCAAAACGTCTACAGAAGGATGATGCAACCTTTGACATTTATGTTGTAGAGATGTGTACTTGGGGTCTTATTCCACCTTCTCGCGATATGAATGTTGAGAAACATTATGTCGATGAGAAGTTGGAGGAGATTTTTACCAAAATGAATGAGAACAAGCGTATGGCGGCTGCAATGTTTGAGAAGCGCAAGCGCGATATGATGGCCACGCCACTTGAGGGAAGTGATACCCCATACATTGATTCAGCTGATGAAAATTCAAAGTTTTACAACAAGCCTGATGTACCACCGATTCCTCACCCAAGCGATTTCCTACCAGATCTTCGTCTAGAGTTTCCTGATCGTAGTGACGCTGATCTAGCTCATCTTGCAAGTCTCAAGGTGCTCGATATTATTGCAGAGCGTCGTCAGTCCTCAGCCTCTGGCTCCTCCTCTTCTTCATCATCAATGAATGACTCGAGGTCTGAGCCATCATCCGAGTCTGTATCCGAGTCACTTACTTCAATTTCTGAGGAACCATCATCCTCTGTATCATAATCCTCATCTGCATAATCATCCTCAACCTTTTCAATGGGTTCATATTTGACAGGGGGCTTGGATACACGTCCAGAACGAGTAATCATTACTCTGTACACTCTTTTAATATTGATGGCGGCAACGCATATTCAGTCCCCTTAAATTTCTTACAATCTGGATCGAAGCACATCTGCCGTATAGTGCCGTTCTTGATCCAGAACCACACGTGATTCCTTTGATGCTCTTTGTTGATTCTGGTACAGAACCTAGAATCAGTCTGGGCACATAAAGATTCACCTCTAGAACTCTTCTGCACTTTGAGTATCTTTGAGCCTTGTTGTCCGGGTATATACTTGTGTATAAATTCTTCTAGTTTATTCGTTTTTCTATTCTCTTGTGGATCAGTCTCAGGATCGGTACCAGGGACACGAATACTAAACAGGCGTATAGTCTCCATGTAAGGTTCTGGTGATATATGTTCTATCATACCTGAAGCTGTTACAGATTTCCATGGAGTATATGGTGCTATATATTCACCATCATTATACTTATATGACCATACAAGTCTCAGACCTGAACCAATATATACAGATTCATCTATAGATTCTGAGTACATGGGGAATTTCATTATAATCTGGTTTCTGAGTTTGATGGCATCCTGTTTCGTGACAATCTTGTCTGGGAAATGAAAGTGCACGCCAGTCTTTGTCTGCGATTTAATATTTCGAATCGCTGTTCTGGCAATGTAGCATTTCGAGTCTACAATCTTGCTCATACCGATGGCTAGATCAATCACTTTGAGACTGTTGAGTTCCTTTTCATCTTTGTAATCGAGATCTACAAAGAATCGAAACTGCTCTGTTCTCTTTTCGACGACACACATAACTTTTTTTTGCAGCAAAGCCTGTAGATAATCAAGATCGAATGCATTTTGATTGTCTACACGTAGTACACCACCATCCATCAAGAAATGAGTCACAGGTCCAGATCCATGCTTCCATTTCTCAATCATATGTATATAATGTTTTTTTTTTCTAATACTTCAAAGAAAACTCTCTCCGATCCTCCTTGAGTTTGTTGTAAAAGTCTGGGTTCTCAAGGACGTGAGTAGTGATCATAGACCATACTTGTCTGTTTTTTAGACCATCCAGTGTATCAAAGTCGAGGAAATCGTTTTCATCATACTGTTTCTTGAAACACATTTGACGTAGATCCATCTTCTGTTTCTCTTCATTGAAACGTTTTACTATATAATCCTGTTGATCTCTAGTCGTCTGATAGTCTATGATGTATACATGATATACAGCCATGAATTCGTCATCAAAGTCCTTCTGAAGGGTCTGAAACTTGAAATATGAACAAGTGCCGTTTTTCAAGTTTAAGAGTCCTCGTGTCTCCTCTTCGAGCTCACGTAGAGCACAACGTAGCGGATTTATAACTTCTCTCTTTCTACAACCACCTGTGACAAATGTCCACTCTGAATATCTTCGATCATGAACCAGTAAAAAATACGGTTTTTCATTTATAAAACTCACGGGAATAGCTATTGCTTTATGCTTCTCCATCCCTACTTGTTCCTCATATATTTATTCGGCTCATAAGTCAGCACACCTACAATCATCAGAATAAATAGTAGTATCAATGGATTCATATATTAATTGGAATATAAAAGACTTGCGACGCCGTTCTGTACTCTGAGAATATTGTAATTGACTGCGTACAGATACGACCCCATCGGGAAAATGCCATTCGTGTTCCCGACTGCTGTGAGTGTCATTCCAGTGCCACTTGAAGCCTTGAGCTGGAAGGTGTCCACTCTTGAAAAGTTGACGGTGCCTGTAGGCTGGAGCTTGGCCGTCTCTAGACAGAATGGGTAACAGAACAGTGGTGCCGGAGTAAGACCCGAACCTGTAACACCAGAGTGCAGGCCATATTTCATGTTATAGTACTGAGGAACCTCCTGGAAGTGGATGAGGGATCTATTGAGACCAACATCCTGGCCATCAATATTCAGATTGAGCTTCATATTGCCTGATGTGTATGGGAGTACATTGGCAGCCAGAAACTTTACAGGATTGTTGAATGTCAGATTCATAGTGTAATCCTGTGGAATGAGCTGTCTCTGAACCTGCCAGATGAGCATATCTAGTTTTGCTCCTCCAGTATTTGTAAAGTACATTCTTTCAGGAGTGTCTAGATAGAGATAGTTGAACCAGGTCTCGTACTGGTACAATCCTACTGCGGGCATTGTCGTTGCCCAGTACACACGGAGCTCAACTGAACTACCAACCATTCCACACAGAGGCAGGCTGTTCTGATAATCCTTACAGAAGAAGAATTTGAATGGGTAGAATGTATTGCTTACAGAATTTACATTCCCTGTAAGACCCATGTATCTCTTTGAAAATGAATCCGCCAGAGCGACAGGTTCCACTAGATAATTGAATACAGAATCCTGAAAATCAATCATCACACCACCTATCCATAGTTCAACCTTGTCAATTGCTGTACTCCAGTTGATATTCTGTACTAGACCATTGGACATGGTTGTTGCAGTCATGTATCCATAACTCAATAGATCACCTTTATTCTGAATCTGTATAGAGGTCATTGCGCCAGGACTAGGCTGTGACATGAGAATCTGTCTCTCTATAGACGATGCAAAATGTGTATATTGTTTATAGTTGCTCCGAAAGAATGAAACTTGTGGATCACCAGTAAGTATAGCATCCTGGAGACCTACTGCAATAAGTTGAGCAACACCACCAGACATTTACTTTACACAAAGGTTTTAATTTTCTACGCTAAACGAGGGAATTGTAAATGGGTTTGTTTTAATAGGTGCTGATATAGAACTGAGTGCTTCGAGTGTGCCGCGAGGATTAAACTGACCCTTGAATGCATTGTAGCTTCCAGTGCCAATAGGTGCATACTTCTGCTCTGAGGTCTTGTTGGGGATGACATAATTCAGATGCATAGAATCGGTTCTCATATGTGTCTGCTCACCAGCAGTCGATGGAATCTGTGCATTTGTACTTGCAAACATCGTAGTATTCGGATGAGATCTTATATCACCCATTGGTTGAAACGTAGCCGCTGTGGATCTATTAATCATTGGTTGTGTTTGTAGCCCTCCAGTCTGTGGTGAAAGTATCTGATCCTTCAGTGTTGGAAACACACCATATAAAGAATCTGGAACGGCCGAATACGACTTTTGTCCAGTTGCTGGTGAAATAATAGGGGGAGCTTCGAGATTGCGAACAGGGTACACCATCGCAGGAGGCTCAGTAATTCCGGCAGTTGATGAATATCCTGAAATTTTGGCGGCTAGAGAAGTCTTTTTCACGACTGCGTCACCTCTGTACCCTGCTTTCGTACCAGTCTCGAATGTTCCATTCACGAGAACGTCTGCATTAGTGAGGATTGGTTTGGGCTGTACTGCGCCATAGTGAAACCCCTGACCTCCAGCACCATACGCTGTAGTCACCCGTCCATCTGTATATGCACTCTGTTGACCAAGATCTAGTCCGGGTGCAGTCGTCAACAATTTACTCCCATCTAAATTTGCAGGGTTTACATTTCGAGTGACACTCGAAATCTTTTCAAACTCGCGCGAAGAATCGTACGTGACTGGATTTTTGTAAATTGGTTTAAATTGAGGAATTTGAAATGTTGGTGGATTATAACTCTTTTTAGTTGATGGTGGTTTCATATGATCTATGATGTTCAAACCTCCGGCAATACTGTATACATCCTTCTCAATAAGATTTTCACGGGGCTTTTCGATTGTAACTACGGTTGGAAGAGTAACAGGGGCTTCGTCAGCGACATATCTCTCGCTGAGATTTTTACCAAGAAATGCTAAACCCAAAACTGCTATGATAGCCACATCCATTATATTAATGTCTTATATTATTATTTTTCTGTATAACACGTGTTGATTCTGGTATCGGTTGTATTCTTAGTGTTGGTTTCAGTAGACCGTGATCAGTGGGGAAATCATACGCCTTGGACGCATACCCTTTCAATGGGACTCCACGTGTCGTCATCGGAACAACAATTTTTGAATATTCATTTGCTTGAGTTGCTATAAAGCTCTGTATATTTGCCATTTATATAGTCTGTGAAAATATATTAGCGACCATTTCTACCACCCAAAAAGTATGGTACTGTATCCTTACGACCAAGGATACCACCATTCATTTTTTTAAAAGTTTCTAGATTATTCTCGGGCATCTTAAAGAATCTCTGCTGAAGACTTGTTGTATCAATGTGTGGATGAACAAGTGACCAATTTGGAACATGTGGAGTGTCTTGTGGTATACCAGGTGCTAGTATTTGCTGGGAGACTTCAGCCGGGGCGACAGCTACACTAGGAGCTGAAGGTGATTGAGGTGGAGGTCGTGGTGGTGGTGGTGCATATTTTTCATAGACTTGAACATTTGTAAATACCATGTATGCTATTATTGCCAATCCCAAATAAGTAATTCTATAATCACCTGTGAGTATATATACAAGTACTGATGCATACAAGATAAATCGAATAATTGAAAATGTATTTTCCTGAGGTGTTTGAGTCGAAGATGGCCAAAAGTTTTTAATCTTGTCAGAGGCAAATATTTCTTCTATGGTGCTCATCATTAATATACCTACGATTTCTTTTCGAGCTGACCAGCAAACATAGACGTGAGGGCATTAATGTCGAGGGCGTGAGTGCCTGTAGACATCTCACCGGCACACTGCTTAGCAATCTTCTCAATCATATT